GAAGAGAGAGGATTATTTTCAATGGATTCAGTACCAGGTGCTGGAACATTTGTAACTAGTAGTATTCAATATGTTAGAGTAACTAATAATTCAACTGTTACACCAATTAAATTAATTGTATCGTCTTCAACAGAAGCTATGAGTTATTTAATTGCTACTGGTAGTTCATATATGATATCTACAAGTAAAATGACAGGAAGTGTAAGTGTTAATACTAGTAGCTTTAATTTTAGTGATATTCAATCAGTTAAAGTTCAACCATCAAGTAGTGCTGCGAGTATAGAATATTACATTGTAACAACCTAATAAAAAATTATGGCAAACATTCCAATTTGGCCTGGTTCATCTTCATTTGCGCAAGTATCAGCATCTTATTATGCTACACCTAGCACATGGCCACCTCCAACCCCTTTTGGGTTTTATGATAGTGATTCACAATTTCAATCAGATGCTAATAAAGTAGCTAACTTTTGTGCGTTACGTTTAGGATATCCTATTGAAAACGTAGAATTACAAGATATTAACTTTTGGGCTGGATTTGAAGAAGCTGTAACAATATATGGAAACGAACTATATGCTTTCCAAACTAGAGATAACTATTTAACTTTAGAAGGAGCTCCAACATCTGTTGATGTTAATGATGATATTATTACTCCTTCAATGGCTAATATTGTTAGATTGTCTCAACAATATGGTGAAGAAGCAGGTGCAGGTGGTAACATAAACTGGCTAAAAGGCAGATTACCTTTAATTCCAGGACAACAACGTTATGATTTATCAAAATGGGCTGAAGATGAAGGAATTGTAGGTGGAATTGAAATTAAAAATGTATATTATCAAGCACCTCCAGCAATCAATCAATTATATTCTCCTGCTTTATTAGCAGGACAAGGTGGTTTAGGAGGTGTTCCTGCTGCTGGTTTATATGGATTTGGATATGGTTCTGCTACTTATTTAATGATGCCTACAAGTTTTACTATGCAAAACATGCAGGCCATTGAAATGATGAACCAAGTAACACTTTCAAATTATACATTTAATATTGTAAATAATATTATTTCTGTATTCCCTGTACCAGGTACTGGTGCTTTTGGAGAAGATGGATTTGAAGGTGGATTAGATTATGGAATTTATTTAGTATTTGATTTTATTAAAATTCAAGATAGACTAGACTCAGCGTTTGGAGATGGTACTAATAAAATTTCAAATACATCAAATGTACCTTATGTAAATCCAACATATTCTAAAATTAATTCAATTGGTAGAAGTTGGATCTTTGAATATACTTTAGCTAGAGCTAAAGATGCTTTAGGATTAGTAAGAAACAAATATTCAACAATCCCAATTCCAGGATCAGAAGTAACATTAAATGGAGATAATTTAGTTTCATCTGCTGCTACAGAAAGAGAAGCATTAATTGTAAGATTAAGAGAATATTTTGATCAAACATCACGTCAAGCATTACTTGAAAGAAGACAAGCAGAATCTGTAGCTAGAGTTGCTGAAATTAATAACGTACCAATGACAATCTTTATAGGATAATATGGCATTATACGGTGAGGCAAGAGATATAAGTATGTTCCGAAAAGTCAACCGAGAGTTGATGGGGAATATTATATCTCAAGAAGTAATATTTTACAAATATAATGTAGCTAATACAACAGTTAACATGTATGGGGAAGCATCAGAAGGAAGAACATTTTCTGATCCTGTTATATTATTTGCTTTAGTAGAGTTAGGATCTCCTGAATCTCCTACAAGTGATTTAGGTGTTGATTTTACTTGGCCTATAACTTTTAGATTTTTAAAGGATGATTTATTAAGTCCTACTTTAGATTACAATATTAGTATGAGTTTTGGTTCTAACCTAAACCCACTTCCAGGAAATTATGGAGCTAATCTTCAACCAGCAGTAGGTGATGTTATTCATTATCAAAATGGATATTGGGAAATAGATAATACTTATGATACCCAATATTTTACAGGTAAAAATCCTTCATATCCTAATAATGATGCTGATGGAGATAATCCATTAAACCCAGGTTTAGATAAATTTGGTTATAGTGTAGAAGTAAGATGTGATTGTCATTATGTACCATCGGATCGTGTTAATATCATATTATCAAGAATGTAATGGCTAAAACTAGATTAAATAAACCAACTCCAAAAACACAAAGAGAAATTAGTGTTGAGCAACATAAATCAACTTATGTTCCTGCTGGTAATCCTAATTATGATGATCCTAATGTTAAACCTATTAGTAGAGCATTACAAACTTCATTTAAAGGAGATAATGTAAAACCATTTAGTATTGGTATCCAAGATATTGATGAAGCTGTATTTTATTATTTTGAAAATGTAATACAACCTTCAGTTACACAAAATGGTCAGCGTTTACCTGTTCCTGTAATTTATGGTTCTCCTGAAAAATGGAAATCATATCAAAAGGATGGTTATTATAGAGACCAAAATGGTAAAATTATGGCTCCTTTAATCATGTTTAAACGTGATTCATTAGAAAAAAACAGAAGTATAGGTAATAAATTAGATGCTAATAACCCTCATAATTACAGTGTTTCTACTAAAAAATATGATCCAAGAAATTCATACGATAATTTTAAAGTATTAAATAATAGAACTCCTGAAAGACAATTCTATGCAACTGTAATTCCGGATTATATTACTATTACTTATACATGTATTGCTTTTACATATTATGTAGAACAATTAAATAAAATAGTAGAAGCAATTGAATATGCTTCAGATGCTTATTGGGGTGATCCTCAACGATACAAATTTAAAGCAATGATTGATTCATTTGGGTTCCAAACTGAATTAGTTAATAACGATGAACGTATTGTAAGAAGTACTTTTAATATAAAATTAAATGGATATATCGTTCCAGAAATTTTACAAAAAGATATAAATTCATTAAAAAAATATACAGACATTACAAAGGTACTTTTTTCAATCGAAGCTTCTTCAGTCGATGCCCTATATACAGGTCAAGATAATGGGGATGGAACTATTACAGAAAAAGAAACATTAAAATCTTTAGAAAATCAAAAAAGAACCGGATTGATACCTTAGTTTGTCATATTTATAATGGATAAAACCTAAAAATAAATAATGGCCATAGTTAGATTCCTTGACCAAGTTCCTGTTGGTGTATATAATGTAGACCCCAATAATGGAAGTGGTACTATTGATATATATCAAAATGGTACGCTAGTAAGTTCTAGTGTACCCTACATTAACTTTAGTGGTTCAGTTCAACTATCATCTTTTGATACAACTGGTGTTACTGTATTTGTAACCAGTTCAGCAACCTCAGGATTTCCATTCTCAGGTTCAGCTGTAATTACTGGATCTTTAGTAATTTCAGGATCAAATCCTTTCTTTGTAGTAGGATTACCTGAATTAAATACAAATTATGTTGTAACTTATAACCCAATAAGTGGCCAATTTGGATATGTAAATACAACTTCAGGAACAAGTGGTGTTTCTGGAACTTCAGGTACAGCAGGTATATCAGGTACTTCAGGTACAAGTGGTACCTCAGGACAAAATGGCACATCAGGCACTTCAGGTATTAATGGCACTTCAGGTATATCAGGAACTTCAGGCGAAAACGGAACATCAGGCACTTCAGGTACAACAGGTAATGATGGTACATCAGGTATAAATGGCACATCAGGAACTTCAGGCGAATCAGGAACTTCAGGTACAACTGGTTCAAATGGCACTTCAGGAATAAATGGCACATCAGGCGAATCAGGTACAACTGGTTCAAATGGCACTTCAGGAAATAACGGCACATCAGGAACTTCAGGTGAAAGCGGAACTTCTGGTACAACTGGTTCTAATGGAACTTCAGGTGAAAACGGAACATCAGGTACAAGTGGAATAAGCGGTACTTCAGGAACTACAGGTTCAAACGGAACGAATGGTGAAAATGGTACTTCAGGTACTAGTGGAATAAGCGGTACTTCAGGTATAACAGGTACTAACGGTACTTCAGGCGAAAACGGAACATCAGGTACTTCAGGAATTTCAGGAACTTCAGGTTCTAATGGTTCAAACGGTACATCAGGTATTAATGGTACATCAGGCGAATCAGGTACAACTGGTTCAAATGGCACTTCAGGTGCTAATGGTACATCAGGTACTTCAGGTGAATCAGGTACTTCAGGCATAACAGGAACATCAGGCACTTCAGGAGTAAACGGTACATCAGGTACATCAGGTATTAATGGCACTTCAGGTACAAGTGGAGAAAATGGTACATCCGGTACTTCAGGTACAACTGGAACATCTGGTTCTTCAGGAACTAACGGTACTTCAGGAATATCTGGTTCAAGTGGTACATCAGGTACATCCGGTATTAATGGCACTTCAGGTGCTACAGGTACTTCAGGTACTTCAGGTGCTGATGGTACTTCTGGTACTTCAGGAATTAATGGCACATCAGGAACTTCAGGCGAAAATGGTACCTCAGGAACCTCAGGCGAAAGCGGTACTTCAGGAACTACAGGTTCAAACGGTACATCAGGTATATCAGGAACTTCAGGAACTGCTGGTTCAAATGGAACTTCAGGTGAAAACGGTACGTCAGGTACGTCAGGTATATCAGGTACTTCAGGTTTAACAGGAACTTCAGGAACATCTGGAGAAAATGGAACATCAGGTACAACAGGTACTAATGGTACTTCAGGTTTAACAGGTACATCAGGTACAAGTGGCGAAAGTAGTACAAGCGGTACATCAGGTACAAGTGGAACATCAGGTACAACTGGTTCTAATGGCACTTCAGGTGAAAATGGTACATCAGGTACTTCAGGTGAAAATGGAACATCAGGTACATCAGGTATTTCAGGTACATCAGGAACTTCAGGTTTAAACGGTACTTCAGGCGAAAACGGTACATCAGGCACTTCAGGCGAAAGTGGTACTTCAGGTACAACAGGTTCAAATGGCACTTCTGGTGAAAATAGTACATCAGGTACATCAGGCATTTCTGGCACATCCGGAACCACAGGTTCAAATGGCACTTCAGGCGAAAATGGTTTAAGTGGCACATCAGGTATATCAGGAACTTCTGGTACAACTGGTTCAAACGGTACATCAGGCGAAAACGGCACATCAGGAATTTCAGGCGAATCAGGTACTTCAGGTACAACAGGTTCTAATGGCACTTCAGGTGAAAATGGTACTTCAGGTGAAAGTGGTACATCAGGAACTACAGGTTCTAACGGAACAAGTGGTGAAAATGGTACATCAGGTACTTCAGGAATTTCAGGTACATCAGGAACTACAGGTTCACATGGAACAAGTGGCGAAAATGGCACTTCTGGCATATCAGGCGAATCAGGCACTTCAGGAACTACAGGTTCTAATGGTACTTCAGGAGAAAACGGAATATCAGGTACAAGTGGAATAAGCGGAACTTCAGGCACAACTGGTTCTAATGGCACATCAGGAGAAAATGGCACTTCAGGTACATCAGGTGTAAGCGGTACTTCAGGTTCAACTGGTTCTAACGGAACTTCAGGCGAAAATGGTACAAGTGGTACATCAGGCGAAAGCGGTACTTCAGGTTCAAATGGTACCTCAGGTATAAATGGTACTTCAGGTACATCAGGTGAATCTGGTACTTCAGGCGAAAGTGGTTCAACTGGTACATCAGGTACTTCAGGCGAATCAGGTTCAAATGGTTCTTCAGGAACTTCAGGTAAAAGTGGTTCAAATGGCACTTCTGGCACATCAGGCGAATCAGGTTCAACAGGTACTTCAGGTACAAGTGGTGAAAATGGTTCAACAGGTACATCAGGAATTTCAGGTGAAAGTGGTTCAACAGGAACAAGTGGTACCTCAGGCGAAAGCGGTACTTTAGGTACATCAGGCGAATCAGGAACTTCAGGTTCTAATGGTTCTTCAGGCACTTCAGGAATAAATGGCACATCAGGTACATCAGGCGAAAGTGGTACTTCTGGTACAACAGGTTCAAATGGTACTTCAGGTGAAAATGGTACTTCAGGAACTTCAGGCGAATCAGGTACTTCTGGTACAACAGGCTCAAATGGAACTTCAGGTATAAATGGTACTTCAGGAACTTCAGGCGAAAGCGGTACATCAGGTACTACTGGTTCAAACGGAACTTCAGGCGAAAATGGTACAAATGGTATATCAGGTATAAGCGGTACCTCAGGTACAACTGGTTCTAATGGAACAAGTGGAGAAAATGGTTCTTCAGGAACTTCAGGAATTTCAGGCGAAAGCGGGTCAAACGGTTCTTCGGGTACATCAGGTGAATCAGGAACTTCGGGTACATCAGGTGAATCAGGAACTTCAGGAACATCTGGTTCTTTAGGAACATCAGGTGAATCAGGTACATCAGGTGAATCAGGTACATCAGGTTCATCAGGTACAAGTGGTGAAAATGGAACAAGTGGTATTTCAGGTGAATCAGGAACTTCAGGTTCAACAGGTTCTAATGGAACAAGCGGTGATAATGGAACTTCAGGTACAAGCGGAATAAGCGGTACATCTGGAACTACAGGTACTTCAGGTACAAGTGGTGAAAACGGTACTTCAGGTACATCAGGTGAATCTGGTACTTCAGGTACAAATGGTACATCAGGCGAATCAGGTACTTCTGGTACTAGTGGAATAAGTGGTACATCAGGTACTACTGGTTCTAATGGAACATCAGGCGAAAATGGTACAAGTGGTACATCAGGCGAAAGCGGTACTTCTGGTACAACAGGTTCAAATGGTACTTCAGGCGAAAATGGTACAAGTGGTACATCAGGCGAAAGCGGATCAAACGGTTCTTCAGGAACTTCAGGCGAATCTGGTTCAAACGGTTCTTCAGGAACTTCAGGCGAATCCGGTTCAAACGGTTCTTCAGGAACTTCAGGTATAAATGGATCAAATGGCACATCTGGTATTTCAGGTGAAAGCGGATCAAATGGTTCTTCAGGTACTTCAGGTGAAAATGGTACATCAGGTACAAGTGGTATAAGTGGTACATCAGGTTCTAACGGTTCAAATGGAACAAGTGGTGAAAATGGTACAAATGGCACATCAGGCGAATCAGGCACTTCAGGTACAACTGGTTCAAATGGCACTTCAGGTGCTAATGGCACTTCAGGCACTTCAGGCGAATCAGGTACATCCGGTACTACTGGTTCTAATGGTACTTCAGGAGAAAACGGTACATCAGGCGAAAGCGGTACTTCAGGAACTACAGGTTCAAACGGAACGAATGGTGAAAACGGTACTTCAGGTACAAGCGGTGAATCAGGAACTTCTGGTACAACAGGTTCAAACGGAACATCAGGAGATAATGGTATAAGCGGTACTTCAGGCGAATCAGGTACTTCAGGTACTAGTGGTTCTAATGGAACAAGCGGTAATAATGGTACAAGTGGTACATCAGGTATAAGTGGTACCTCAGGTACAAATGGTTTAAATGGTACTTCAGGCGAAAATGGCACAAACGGTACTTCAGGCGAATCAGGAACTTCAGGTTCTAACGGTTCAAATGGAACTAGTGGCGAAAATGGTACATCAGGTACAAGTGGTGAATCAGGTACATCAGGTACAAATGGTTTAAATGGTACTTCAGGTGCTAATGGCACTTCAGGTACTTCAGGTGAATCAGGTACCTCAGGTACAACGGGTTCTAATGGAACCTCAGGTGATAATGGTACAAATGGCACATCAGGCGAATCAGGTACTTCTGGTACTAATGGATCAAATGGTACTTCAGGCGATAATGGTACATCAGGTACTTCAGGCGAATCAGGAACATCAGGAACATCAGGTGAAAATGGTACCTCAGGAGAAAACGGAACAAATGGCACATCAGGCGAATCAGGTACTTCAGGTACTAATGGTTCAAATGGCACATCCGGAGCTAATGGTACATCAGGTATAAGTGGTTTTAGTGAAACCTCAGGAACAAGCGGTACTTCAGGTACAACAGGTTCAAATGGCACATCAGGTGAATCTAGTTCTTCAGGAACAAGTGGTACATCAGGTGGATCAGGTTCAACAGGTTCATCAGGTACAAGTGGTGGAAGTGGAACTTCAGGTTCAGCAGGAACTTCAGGTGATAATGGTGATTCAGCTGGTTCTGGTAGTTCAGGTACATCAGGTACATCAGGTACTGCCGGAACAGCGGGTGAAAATGGTACCTCAGGAACATCAGGAGAAAGTGGCACATCAGGTACAACTGGTTCTAATGGAACAAGTGGTGAAAATGGTACTTTTGGCACATCAGGCGAAAGCGGTACCTCAGGAACTACAGGTTCTAATGGTACTTCAGGCGAAAACGGCACATCAGGTACAAGTGGTGAATCAGGAACTTCAGGTACAACAGGTTCAAACGGAACATCAGGAGATAATGGTATAAGCGGTACTTCAGGCGAATCAGGTACTTCAGGTACAATGGGTTCTAATGGAGTATCAGGAGATAATGGAACATCAGGTACAAGCGGTACATCAGGTACTGCTGGTTCAATAGGAACATCAGGTATTTCAGGTGCTGCAGGTATTTCAGGAGCAAGTGCAACAAGCGGTACTTCAGGTACAAGCGGAACATCAGGTATTAATAGCACTTCAGGTATTAATGGAACATCAGGTACATCAGGTATTTCAGGTACAAGTGGAACATCAGGTTCTACAGGTACTTCTGGTTTAGATGGATTTAATGGAGCTTCTGGTTTATCAGGTTCTTCAGGTTCAAATGGCACTTCAGGTACCTCAGGTGAAAATGGCACAAGCGGTACTTCAGGTACAGCAGGTTCTGCTGGAACATCAGGTGCTGACGGTGCTAATGGTACTTCAGGTACAAGCGGAACTTCAGGTACATCAGGTTCAACAGGTACTTCAGGAGCTGACGGTGCCGCAGGCACATCAGGAACTAGCGGAACTTCAGGTTCAACAGGTTCAAATGGTACTTCAGGTGCATCCGGTGAAAATGGCACATCAGGTACTTCAGGTACATCTGGTTCAGCAGGTACTTCAGGTGATAATGGCACTTCAGGTATAAGTAGCACATCAGGAACAGCAGGTTCATCAGGAACATCAGGAGCTGACGGTGCCGCAGGAACATCAGGTACTAGTGGAACATCAGGTTCAACAGGAACTTCAGGTGAATCAGGCGAAAGCGGTACTTCAGGTACAACAGGTTCTTCAGGTACATCAGGTAATAATGGCACATCAGGTACATCAGGCGAATCAGGAACATCAGGTTCTAATGGCTCAAATGGTACTTCAGGAAATAATGGCACATCAGGAACTTCAGGAATATCAGGCGAAAGTGGTTCAACAGGTACATCAGGTACATCAGGTGAAAGCGGTTCAAATGGTTCTAACGGAACTTCAGGTATAAATGGATCAAATGGCACTTCAGGTGAATCTGGTACATCAGGTGAATCAGGAACTTCTGGTACATCAGGTTTAACAGGTACATCAGGCACTTCAGGCGAAAGCGGTACTTCCGGTACAACTGGATCAAATGGAACTTCAGGTAATAATGGCACATCAGGTACAAGCGGAATAAGTGGCACTTCAGGTACATCAGGTTCAAATGGAACTTCAGGAGATAATGGTACAAATGGTACCTCAGGCGAAAGCGGTACTTCAGGTACAACTGGTTCAAATGGCACTTCAGGTGCTAATGGCACTTCAGGAACTTCAGGCGAAAGCGGCACTTCAGGTACAACAGGTTCAAATGGTACATCAGGTGATAATGGTTCTTCAGGTACATCAGGTATTTCAGGTACATCAGGAACTTCAGGTTCTAACGGTACTTCAGGCGAAAATGGTACAAATGGTACATCGGGTGTAAGTGGCACTTCAGGTACAACTGGTAGTGCAGGAACATCAGGTAATGATGGTATTTCAGGAATTTCAGGTACATCAGGTACATCAGGTTCAACAGGAACTTCAGGAGCTGCCGGTACATCAGGAACTTCAAATATAAGTGGCACTTCAGGAACTACAGGTTCCAACGGAACTTCAGGCGAAAAGGGCACATCAGGTACAAGCGGTGAATCAGGAACTTCAGGTTCAAATGGTTCAAATGGAACTTCAGGTGCTAATGGAACATCAGGTACTTCAGGTATAAGTGGTGAATCAGGCACAACAGGTTCAAATGGCACATCAGGTGCTAATGGTACTTCAGGAACCTCAAGCGAATCAGGAACATCAGGTACATCAGGTTCAAATGGAACTTCAGGAGCTGCCGGTGCATCAGGAATTTCAAATACAAGTGGAACTTCTGGTACAGCTGGTTCAGCAGGT